TGTTATGTTTGCATTGAGAATAAAAAACAATAACTATAATAAATCATGAAAGCAACCTACAACAAAACGAAGATCATGCGCAATGCTTGGTATCTGAAAAAGGTGCAGCCGTCTATGTCGTTCTCAGCCAGCCTCAAGAAGGCTTGGCGCAACGAGAAGTTGGCGATGATGACAAGGCGTGTCGAGAACCGACCGATGGAGCAGCCGAAGGCCGCCGAATACCGCCCGCAGCTACTGGCAGTTCCTGCGGACTACTACGGAAACAGCAGAACGTACTACGGCGACTAACTCAAATAAAATACGACCATGAACGACATAATTGAATCAGCGGATCGTCTTGCAACCTTACTCGCAGAGCAAAACGCTTGTATAGAACGCATATTGGCAATACTGGACAAATAATCACAATTTAAATATCAATGCCTATGAAAACACCATCACTTCCGGGGACACCCGACTATCAACAACTCTACAACGAGGCCATGCAGTACAAGAAGGCTTATTTTGACCTTCTCGACCGTTACTGCGATATGGTTGACAAACACATCGCGGAAACTGACCGTGAGATCGCAGCATTTACTTCCACCTCACTCAAACGCCCTGTCGACCCCTTCATCCTTATGAAAATGGGCGGCAACTCTGATGTCGCACAATGTAAATAGCCGAGCCATGAAGAAAAAGAATTCAGAACCCGACTACAAAGCATTGTATGCACATGCTATGTTGCGGCTTAACGATTCCATGCGTGAAACGCTCCAACTGCGAAAGTACATCCACGCTCTTGAAACGGATGCGCTGAATGCTTATTTAAACAAGTCCAAGTATTTCCAATCGGCAACAACCAAATACTGTTAGTCATGAACAATCTGCAAATATTCAATAACGAGAGGTTCGGGCGCGTACGTATTATTATGTCCGACGAAAATAAGCCTATGTTTCTTGCGAATGATGTAGCGAGATCATTAGGATATATAGAATATCAAAAGGCAATACGCACCCATTGCAAAGGGGTGTCCGAAATGGACACCCCTACCGATGGCGGCATTCAAAGGGTGAAATACATCCCCGAATCCGACGTTTACCGTCTTGTCATGCGGTCGAAGCTCCCGCAGGCCGAACAGTTCCAGGACTGGGTATGCGATGAAGTTCTCCCCGCGATCCGCAAGACTGGCGGATATATGTCAGCCAAAGAGACGGATACGCCCGAAATGATAATGGCACGTGCCGTGCTGGTAGCCAATGACACTATAGCCCGCCAGAAGCAACAGTTGGAGCAGGCACACAAGCAGGTCGCAGCGCTCGCCCCGAAAGCCGAACTAATGGATAAAGTACTGGACACAGACCAGAAGATCGACGTCGGGCAGGCGGCAAAGATTTTGAACCTTCCCTTCGGCCGCAACACGCTCTTTCAACGGCTCCGTGAACGCGGCATATTCTTCTGCAATCGCAATGAGCCTAAGCAAGAGTATATTAACCGTGGTTATTTCGAGTTAAAGGAGAAGTTAATAGATCGCAACAACCACGAATCGTTCACGGTTATAAAAGTCCTCGTGACGCAGAAAGGGTTGGATTTCCTCGCAAGACAATTCGAAGTAGTCCAAACGCCAAAGAAGATGGCACCGATAAAGTAACCCCCGTATACCACTATTTCCACACCACGTTGGGGGCGCCTCGCAGAAATGCGGGGCGTTTTTATTCCCTTCCTTCCAACCTCACTACAAAGTGTAGTTAACTACATCCTAACGGTGTAGTGTAGGAGGGTAAAAAAGTCAGAGAAAAATTTGCATTTTGCTAATACGTGCATTATATTTGCAGCACGAATAAGATATAGACGTACGGGTCTATCCGTATAATGTGTAAATGAAAACAACTGTATAGAGCCCTAAATAGTTATTTTAGGGCTCAATTTTTTTAGCTACTAACTACACTAAATTTATGGCTGCAAATAAATTTTTCCAGCAAGAGCTTTTTAAATTCTCCATTTTCCCAAAATATCAAAGTTGCATTGATGATTTGGCTACAAATCTTGCCGACCCAGAGGAGTGGGACTTTTCAGATGACAAGAGAAAAAGTCACTCTATACTGAAAAATTATTTAGAACACATCTTCCGAAAATTGAGAGCAGAAAACAAAATCTGCTTTACAGCCAATAACGAGTATTGCTGCTTCAATACTGGGCTTGTCACTAAAAACCTGGAAGAAATATTTGCCTTCTTCTTCAAAAATAAAAATCAAGGTGAAGGAGTTCCGCCCTATGTTTTTAAATGTTTTTGCAAAAAAAGCGATGGTGCATTATTGCGAACATTTAAATCATCTTTGCCCAAGATAGCAGATTTTTTTCAAAAACCCGAAGACTTACTTTTTAATCCCAACTGCGAACTTATTCCCGATATAGATCATATCATCCAAGATAACCTAAGTCGTTTCCCAGCTGCTATGCAAGGGAGTGGTGATGCTGAAATTCGTCGCCGGTTGGAAGGGGCTATTGATGAAGCTCGTAAAAAAGTGAGAACGAACTATAAAACTGCGGTGCCCCAATTCTATGGCAATAGGATTCAACTATTGTTGCCACTATGTTTAACACCCAACTCCCCCAATCCTGATTTAGCATTGGTTGTACATAAAATTGAAAATAACACATATACCGCACGCACATGTCTGACGCTTAAAATGGCTTATAATAATGCCCGATTAATTGTTAAGCCTCAGAGCACATGGTTAAAACCGTAAAATCATACGTAATTTAATACTGCCATTGTATTATGACTAAAGTAGGGAGAAATCCCTGCTTTTTTATTGATATTTTTACAGCTCCCCATTGTTATTAAAATGCACAGTCACACATTTGCACAGAGGCTTGAGGAATCGCCGAGCCCTTGATGCAAATGATTATTTACTCTCCGACAGGAACAGAAATATTGGACGCGCCAGTCACCAAAGAGGCTATCATCAAATATGTCCTCATGGGAGACTACTATATCGAGCTGCCCTTTAATCTCCTTGAACCAACGACATTTGCTCGTGGTTCCTACATCACATATAAAGGCCGCAAGTTCGAGATTATGTCCACGGTGCGCCCGGAGTTCGACAATAAGACCGGCGGCTATAAATATACGCTCAAATTCGAGGCTCAGCAAAACCACATGAAGCGTTTCGTGTGCTTCTGGCTGGGTGGGGACAATCCCGAAGCCGTATTTCACAACACCACAGACCTCGAATCCTTCGCGGCGTTGATCGTCGCCAACATGAACAAGCAGCTCGGAGGCGAAAACTGGCAGGTAGGCACAATCACCGTTGACAATCCTAAAGCTACGAAGCTTGTATCGTTCAATGGCGATAAGTGCTGGGACATCCTCAATACGATTGCCGAGACCTTTGAGACGGAATGGTGGACAGAGGAAAACGGCGACCTCATATCGTTATGCTTTGGCAAACTGGACTTCGGATCTCCCGAAGAGTTCAGACAGGGGAATGTAGTGAAAAACATTCCCGCAAAGAAAGGGGATGATTCGAGCTACGGCACCCGGTTCTACGTCTTTGGCTCTACTCGCAATCTCACAAGCGACTATGGGCAAGCTCCGCAAGGAGGTGAAACGAATCATGTATCTGAAATTCGGCTTCGCCTGCCGGACGGACAGCGGTATATCGACGCAATACCTGGTCTTTCGGGAAGCGACATTGTGGAGCAGGTCGTGTTCTTCGATGACATATACCCCAAGAATACGGAGACTGTCACCAGCATTGAGACCGTAGACCGGGAGATCATCGAAGGGCAAACGGATAAGGCGTATGTCATGTACTGCAAAGACACGCCGTTCCGGCCTTCGGACATGATTAAAGGCGAAACCCTAGGTGCTACCTTCACGAGCGGCAGTCTTATGGGGCGGGATTTTGAGCTAAGTATAAACTACAAACCAGAGACGTGGAAACCGGAGGATGGATTTGATAAGAAGTTCGAGATCATCGCGCAAGTAGAATCATCCGGTGAAAGCCAACTTATCATCCCCAACGAAAGCCTGCATCCCGAGCCTGGAGATACGTTTGTCATAACAGGCGTAAAACTACCTAAAGAAAGGATCGAGGAGGCTGAAAAGGAGCTCTTGAAGGCCGGGGAATCATATGCCGCGAAACACAGCAGCGACACGGACGTATACGACTGCGAAACTAATCCCGTATACTGCCAAGAAAACAAGAAGAATTACGATGCCGGGCAAGCGGTTCGCCTTGTGGATCCACGCTTCGGAGAAAGCGGCCGATTATCACGCATCCAGGGATACGAAAAAAAACTATATAACGAATATATCGCCACATATACGGTAGGCGACAATACGGCATATTCTCGTATCGGCAACATAGAATCGGAGGTGAAGGCAAACCTGTACGCACAGCGCATAGGCGTTACCGAATCGGGAGCCTCAATCTACCTTATCACCCGCTACGATTCCACTGCCGCCGCAGACTACAATGCCTATTCCGCCAAGCGTGCACTATGGGAATTCGCTAACAAACAGTTCCCGGACACATTCAAAGGTAAAATGACCTTTGACGACGGTGCCCAGTTCGGGGGGTTCGCATCCGGCATGACTGGCTTTGGCGGCATAATCGACAAGAAAGGGAACGCAGAGATGCAGAGCCTGAAACTTCGGGGATTCCTGGAGGTGCCGGAACTCCGCTACAACCGTGTCGAAATATCCATGGGCGATACGTGGTATGCTCCAAGTGCCGGGATCATCGAAAGCGTCGACACCACGGCCCAAACCATCACCCTCAAGCTCGAAGAAGGCGAGATCGGAAGTCCTCGGGTCGGGGATATATGTATGGGCATCTTCCACAATTTGAACACTTCGGAGAATGCAACCGCGGATTATGACGACGGCCGTGGCAACAGGCGCTTTGCCGGGTTCGCTACCTGCTATTTCCGCATCACCGAAGAGCTGGACACTGCAACTTACAAGACATTCAAGTATCAACTACGCCCGGTATCGGGAGCTTACCCCACCCAATATCATCCGGCGGCGTCGATGACCTTCGTGGGCTATGGCTCCTTCTCGAATGAGGATCGGCAGACCTCCCGCTACGAAACTCGGACATACCAGCGTTATTTAACGGGAGTTTCCGATTGGGAGTTCACTGCGTCCAATATCGCCGCGCAATATGGCGACCTGTCAAACCTGTCCATATTCGGAATAGAGATGAGGGGGTATTCGGCATACCTGAACAACATCTATATGTCGGGCGTCATCCAGCAATTCACGCCCGGCGGCGAAGAGGTGCCCACGATCATAGACCGCGGAGTGTGGAGCGCCACGGAAACATACAACCGCAACGACGACGTATATTGGAACAACGGGCACTGGCGCTGTCTGGTCGACGGCACCAAGACCGAGCCCGGCAAGGATGCCGAGGAGTGGGTATACTTAGGCGGATACGGGATGCTCGAAACGGTCAGCATATTCAAAAAATCGGAGAGCGAACCGGCGAAACCTACGGAGCTTAAAATACCGCCCGAAGGTTGGACTACGGAGACGCTCCCGATGTCGGATCAACGTCCTACATGGATGTGTACCGGCACCGTTGTCGACGGGGAGGTCAAATCATGGTCTGCCCCTCAGCGCGTATCGGGCGAACCGGGAAACTGGACATCCTATGTATTTAAAAATAGCGATACGGAGCCAGCAAAGCCGACATCCTCCGACCCCATTCCGTCCGGATGGAATGACGCGCCCACTGGTGTCGGTATATGGTGGATGTCCAAGGCTACGATAGACGCATCGACCGGAAAGGCCGGGGCGTGGTCGACGCCTATCCGCGTAACGGGCGAGGATGGGGAGCCGGGGCCGCATACTGACTTCAAATACGCCAAGAATAACAGCACCACCACGGCGCCGGCGCTGGTCAAAACGGATCGCACCCCCGCAGGTTGGAGCGACACCCCGCCGTCGCTCTCTTCGGGTGAATATCTGTGGATGACCCAGGCAGAAATAGACGCCAACAATAGTCTGTTGCACCCGACGGTAGGCTGGGCAACTCCGGTACGCATATCGGGAGAGCAGGGCCCTAAAGGTGATGACGGCGCCCCCGGCGAAGACGGCGCTCCCGGCAAGGATGGCTTGCAGGGTTGCATAATCCGCCTCACGGAATGGGCATCGGGAGTGGAATACCGCAATGACCTCGACCTTGTCTCCAATGGCCCCAGATACATAGACATAGTTACGATCTATGCGAACAACAAACAGCTGAAATTCCAGTGCAGCCAGACGCACACTTCGTCTGCTTCCAACAAACCGGCGGCGGGATCCGCGTCGGCATATTGGCAACAACTCAACGACATGGTGCCGATATATACGCCCCTGTTGTTCGCAGAGAATGCCGTCATCAACTTCCTGCAAGGTATGGAGTTCGTGGTGCACAACTCCAAGACAGACATTTCCGTGAATACTATCATCGCAGGGCTCGTGGGTGGCGATATTCCACTGTTCGTCGGGAACAGTACACCGTCGAATGCGCCGTTCAGGGTTGCTAAGGACGGGTCATTCGTGGCCACCAAAGCCGATATTACAGGGACTATCAACGCATCGAGCGGAACGATAGGCAACTTTACAATTGACGAAGGAGCATTAAAATCCACAGACAGCTTCGGTGATATGCTTCTATCTTCCAATCTGATTAAGTTTACAGGCAGTAAGACTAATCTTTATCTTGGAGTCGACACCTGGCCGGCATCAACGGGTGGTGCCCTCTATGGGCCTATAAGAGCAGAAGTAAGCCGCAGCGCAGCCGGCGGCACGGCAGGCAATTACGGAGTGTATATAAATGTCACCGGAGCAGCATTATCGGATGGAACCACTACCGCTGCACGTCAGTCCGGAAACCATGCCTTATATATCCCAGAGGGGCTCATAACGGGTTTCAGGCTGAGGAATGTGCGAACCTCTTCCAATAGAACCCTGACCGACATGGACAGCGTGGTGTTCAGTACGGCTACGAGAGAGATTACGCTGACTTTACCGTCTTCACCAAAACAAGGGCAGATTTATTTCATCCGAAAGGTCGGCAGCGGCAATGTCAAGTTGACGCGCGGGAATACCCAGCACAGGATATGCACCAATTCCAACTCTCAAAACAACACTGAAATTACCTTGGATTGGGGTAAGCTGTGGATCATATTGTGGGATCATATGAACAGTATGTGGACGGCCAACTGGTGCCAATATTAACACAAAAACAGGATATATGAAAACATTGAATTTAAAAGAGTTCAAACTGTTCACCGACATTTCCCGCGCCGGGCATATTGTCGTCGATGCAAGGAAAGAGTTTGCCAACGCCATATACATGGGCATGAACGGCATCGTAGCGCATGACCTGGCATTCCGCATCCTCCACAGCGAAGGCGGCATCGAAGTTTCCGACGAGGAGGAATTGATTATCGTTGATACCGCAAAGATGTGCAAGGCGGTCTTCTACGACAGTATCATGTCCGCTCTCAAAAAAGAATAAACGCTCGAAAGGAATATGAAACGCATCCGGATAGGCAAGGACATAGAGATACATTGGCCGATACTCACCAATGGGCAGCAGGTAGCACTCGAAGGGCGCGACCTGAGACTCTTCGTCCATTTGCCTTCGCATATGGACATTCCCGTCGATTTCACCACCGAAGGCAACACCGCGATTTTCACCATCAGCGGAGCAATGCAAAAATCCATCGGGGTGTACCGTCTCACCATGTGGGAGAATTTGCAGAAGAGAGGGCAAACGGCGGTCGACTACTGCAAGGCCTTCGAATTGGTTCCTACGACACTTTTGGAAGGTGGCGAAGACGAAAGCAACCTTACAACGGAAACTGTCAACCTTGAGGCGTCAAGCCTTGTTATCGGATTGCCCGGCGAGAGTGCTTACGAGGCATTCAAGAAATACAACCCGAATTCCGAACTTACGGAGGAAGAATATGCCGAAGCCCCTATTAACGCTGCAAACGCCGCGAACGAAGCGGCAAAAGCGGCAAATGACGCTGTAAATAAGGTAGGGGATATTGACAAACTCCTTGCCCAAAAGGTCGACAAGGAAGAAGGGAAAGGGCTTTCTACGAACGACTACACTGACCAGGAGAAGGAGAAGCTGGCCGGGCTCTCCAACTACGACGACACGGAGATAAGGAAGGAGTTGTCCGACAAGGTGTCCAAAAAGGAGCTGACGGAGGCTGCGGCGGGCGCACTGGCTGAAGCAAAGTCGTACACGGACACCAAGACAACAGAACTATGGAATAATGTCAGCGATGTGTTTGACGCCACGTCCGAGGAGCTCAACAGCAACATATCCGGCGGGGATGCGCAGACACTGACCGAGGCCAAAAACTATACGGACAAGGCGATCTCAGAAATTCCCACCCCGGACGTCAGCGGCCAGATCGAGCGGCACAACACCTCCCCCACGGCGCATCCCGACATCCGGGAGCTGCTCAACACCTGCGTAGGACTGCCGGAGTTCAACGACAAAACCTACGAGCTGACCTTCACGACAAAGGGCGGTGCCAAGTTCATCATCGACCTGCCTATCGAGATGATGGGGCTGCATTACAACGAGGATACCCAATCTATCGAGTTCGTAAATGCCGACGGCTCCATATCCTCCATCCCGGTTTCTGACTTCGTGAAAGTATATGTCGGCTCTATCGGTTCCGAGATACAGGTTACGGTCGAAGGCTCCGAAATCCGCGCCTCCCTGCTCAACAACACCGTATCCTGGGACAAGTTGACACTGGCATTGCAGGAGATGATCCAGGGCAAGGCCGACCGCACGGAGCTTCCCACGAAACTGTCCGAACTGGAAAATGATTCCGGATATGTGACTTCGGAAGAATTGAATACTGAATTAGGCTACAAAGACCACGTAGCCTACATCCTCAAGGACTTTACGAAGAGCTATTATAACAATACGGGCTCGGACATCACGGATCGGAGCATGGTCGTTACGCCTACGCAGTCAGGCGTGACGTCGAACTTCTCCCTGACCAGCCGCATCCCGGTCGCAGCTTCGGACTTTATTTTCGTGCGCATGAAGCTGCGCGTGGACAAAGAGTGCTCTTTGCGGATCATTACCTATTCGGACAATCTCGACCAGCGGGGCCGCTGGTTCGTCCTCAAGGCAGACCGCACCTACGAAATCTACTACCGCGGCAAGGCGGCGTCGGTAGCGGGAGGGCTGAATGTGGGCACCAGCATATCCGCAGCCACCAATATCGGCCAGAAGGTCACCATCGAGGATTTGATCGTCACGCTCAATAACTATGACGCATGGTGCGATGCCGAGAGCCGGGCCACGCTGAAAAACTTCGACACGGACTCCTTCACCGTGGACGAGGGCGGGACGGGGCATTTCTTCTCGGTCGCGCAGGCGTGCGACTTCGCAAGGGACGCCTTCGATGTCGTGAACAACGCGGTTACGGTGTTTATCCGCAACGGCCTTTACGATCACGAGGCCCCGAAGAATGTGGCGATGGGTTACCCGTATGCGATCATCAACAAGGGGGCGAACCGCATATCGCTTATCGGCGAGAGCCGCGACGGCGTCATCGTCTCGTATGAGAACAACTCCGTGAACCGCGCCAAGATCATCGAGGCGGGCGGCGAATGCACCATCGCCAACATGACCGTCAACTGCCTGAACGACGAGAGTTATACGGACGCCAGCGCCGGCGGTCACCAAGTCTGCTACTGCATACATATCGATTCGGTCTTTGCCGCATCTGAGCGATATTTCACGACGGTACGGAACTGCAAACTCTTCAGTACGTGCCATTCACCCGTCGGCGCGGGCCTTGCCGACAACCAGACCATTCGGTTAGACGGCTGCGAGTGCGTCAGCGACACGCACGTAGGCACTTCGACGGGCGCGGCCACCATCCACGCAAGCACCGATGCTGCGGCGAAAAATATGGCCGTCGAGATCATCGGCTGCCGCCTGCTGTCGCTCGACGGAACCAAATCGCTCTACATGCCCGACGTGGAGGGCGGCGCTCCCTTCACACAGGTCGACGTCACGCTGCTGGGCAACACCTACTACACGACGGGGCCGGAGATCACCGATGCCGACTTCTTGTCCAGGCACAAGCTCACGCCGTGGTCGGATGCTTCGTTCAGCGAAATTTCGGTTATCGCGCACTCGGACTGCACGCTCGAAGCGCGCGTGACGCACCTCGAAGGGCTACTCGTGGGAGTGCTCTCGGGCAAAGTGCTGATCCCGGAATTGCAGGTGAAGAAGCTGGGCGTCTGGGGCGACAACAACCTCGTCGTCACGGGCGAGGGTGCGCCGACGAAAGCCCCCGACCGCGCGGGGCAGTTCTATGTCGATACGAAGAACAACGCGGTCTACCACTCCGTGGGCAACGGCGCGGTGTCGGACTGGAAGAACGCTTAAACTGCATACAACATGTCACAAGTCAACAAATACGCCGACAAGGCGGGTTACACGGCCGACAAGAACCGCAAGGACACACAGTCGGCGGTGTCATACGTCGAAGACGACGGCGTGCTGATCTATGACGGTGTGAATACCGTGATCCGCAAATCGGCCGCCGGTGTCGGTGATCTCGTCGTCTTTGACAAGACGGATAGTACGTTGAAATTTATCAAAGGCGATACGCTGGTTACAGAAAAGATACCTCCCCAACTGATTCCCGTGGCCGTGGTCTATGCCCGGCAGGGCGAGCGGGTGCTGATCGTGTCGCTTCGCAATGCGGCAAGCAGCGTTTGCTGGGCGTACTCTTACGAGGTCGCCCTATCTGGCTTCGAACTGTCTGCGGGGGGAACCTTCACGCTTCGTATCTATAATACCGACCACGCATTCACTTATGCCCCGGGTGCGACGCTCGCGGATATCGCCGCGCAGATCAATGCGGACGAGAAGATCAAAAACACTTATGGCTGGACAGCCTCTGTCGATGAAGCAGGGGCACGAATTGTCATGTCGATAAACACATGGTCGCCCAATTATGTGCTTATCAACGTTACGAATGGCTGCCAAATCACCTATCCTCGGGAGAACGTGAGCTATCAGACAACACTCACGGGGATACTTATCAAAGGAACCAGAGAAGAAATTCGCCGCAAGAATGGTGTGAATTCAAATATGGCAGGTGGTGTCCTCGACCAGTTCGCGGAATATTATTCGGAGAGAGGCCAGGCAGCCACAGGACAAAAGCCGGGAAGCGGCATAGTCATTCGGGAGAGCGTTTTCACCGAGGCCGACAACCCCGATCTGGTTGCCGTGTATCCCACCTACAAGGACTACCTGTTCGCCGAGCACATGGCACAATATCCTACGGAGTTCGGGACGATGTTGCAGGATGGCAAGACCAACACGAACCTGATCGGGCGGCTTACCTTCGAGGATATTTACGGCAAAACACAGTACCGCTACCCGGCTGCCGCCGCAGCCCTCGACTTCGGCATCACCGTGGACGGAATGACGACGGGGCTGGAGGCGGGGGCATGGTGGCTGCCGTCGTCGGAAGAGGTCTACCTGCTGATGCACGACAGGGTGTGTTTCGCCGCTGACGTGGAAAAAGACCCTGTAAACCGTACGCTCTTACGCTTGAAAGCTACCACGTGCTATGGTTATTATTATTATGTCCATACTTCATGCGAGATGCAGGAGAGTTACATCTACATTTATAACGGAAGGGCCGGCTCTCTGGGCTATACAGGCAAGTGTTATAAATTCTCGTCCCGCCCGGTCTGCGCCTTATAATTATCTGAACCATGGAAACACAACGACAGATCGACACCCTCGAATCACGGCAGCTCGAATTACGGGCAGTCATGGCCAAGTCCGACGATAGGGCGGCCAAATGCATCAAGTCCGGCCTTGACTTCCGGGCTACCTATCCCCTGGATTATGAGGAGTACGAAGCGGCCAACGCGGAGTACAACGCGAACGAAAAGACCCTTGCGGAGCTGAGGGCCCGGCGTGCCGAAGAGCTGGCCGCCGAAGAAACGGTTATGGACTTTCAAAATATTGAGCAATGAAGATGTATATGACCAACAAGCCCAACGGCGAGCCGTTCTATCCCGTAACCGTAGCCGAAGCCGTGCTTGTTTCCGAAGGGGAAACTTTAGCCGCGGTGCTGCAACGGCTTGAACAGAGGATCGCAGAATTGGAGAAGTCGGAAGCGGCGCCCGAGGCGCAGGCAGACGTGCTGACCGAACAATAGAATATATCCTATGGAGGAATTGTGGAGGTTTATAGAAAGGTTATGCGAGAAAGTATGGCAGGTGTCGATAGGCGCCCTGGTGTACATGTTTAACGCCATAGCCCCGATACACGACATACTGACGGCCTGCATGATTATATTCGCCGCGAACTTTTTCACGGGCCTGTTCGCCGGCGTGCTCGTGCAGCACGAAGGATTCATATTCCGCAAGGCTTTCAAGTGCATATCCGAGGCTGCGGTAATATCGGGACTGATGGCCATGATACTGCTCGTCGGGGACAACATCGACAACCACGACGGGGCGATGTCGGCGATCTCGCTCGCAGTATATGCCCTGATATATTTCTACGGGGTCAACATCCTCAAGAACCTGAACCGCATATTCCCGAAGAACCGATACATCGACTTCCTGTACTATGTGCTCTCGTTCGAGATGATTAAAAAGATTCCCTATTTGGAAAACTACAAACAAAAACAAAAGGACAAATGAAAAAGAAATGGATCGTATGGAGCATCGTTGCGGCCGTGGCCGTAGTGCTCGGAATCGTATTCCCGCGTTACATCCTCGTGGGGGTTGTTTGTGCTATGGCCGGATGGGTCGGGCATATCCTGTACACTAAACACATCGCGCAATGACACGAGGGCTCAGAAACAACAACCCGCTCAACATCGAGAAGACACGGGGCGGCAATCCCTGGCAGGGCGAGGTCGTGCCGTCGAAAGACAAGCGTTTCGCGCAGTTTACGACGGTGGCATACGGCTATCGAGCTGCCTTCAAGCTGTTGAACAACTACCAGCGTAACTACGGGCTGGACACGATCCGCAAGATGATCGGCCGCTGGGCCCCGTCGGAGGAGAACCACACGGACGCCTATGTCCGCACCGTGGCGGAAAGATCGGGGGTGCCCGCCGACAGCCGGATCACCACGACCAACCGCGACGTGATGGTTCCCATCGTTGCGGCCATGTCGTTCGTAGAGAACGGCGTCGAGGCCAAGATGCTCGACGTGCAGGCCGGGTGGGAGTTGTTTGTAAAAGCATGAAACGCCTGATTCTCTACCTGCTCGCCACCCTTTCGGCCGGGGCCCTGCTCTTCGGCTGGGGATACCGCAGGGGCGCCGCGTCGGTGGTTGTCGAAGAAACGACGCGTATCGACACGGTGTTCTACCCGAGACCGGAACCGCTGCCCGGCACGTACCGCTTCGCCGACATCTCGGTGCCGGTGCTGCTCTTCGCGCCGCCCGACACGGTAACGGAGACCGTCGTTGTGAAAGTCGGGGCAGACAGCGTGCAGATGAAGGTGGCAATGGAAACACGCCCCTACTCGGACAGCACCTACCGGGCACAGGTCAGCGGGCCCCGGATCGGCAACCTGCGGCCGACGCTCGACTGGATAGAAACATACAACTGCACTACCACCCGACAGCAGGTAGTCACCCGGCGGAGCCGCTTCGCCCTGACTGCCGGGATCGGGGCGGCGTACACGCCGCAAGGGTTCCAGCCTACGGTCGGCGTAGGAGTAGGTGTTATTTTATGGCAATTCTGACAGGTATGAAGATAATTTATAACGACATCATCCCCTTCAAGGGATACAAGGCTATCAATCTGTTCGGGATCGTATTTGCCCGCAAGTCCGCCCGCCCGTTGTCGGATAAAAATAAAAACCACGAAGCGATACACACCGCACAGATGAGAGAACTGTTATATGTGCCCTTCTACATCGTCTACCTATTGGATTGGGTATTTCACGGCTTCAAGTACCGAAGGATAACTTTCGAACAGGAAGCATATGCCCATGAAGATAACCCTGAATACCTTGAAATACGAAAACACTACGCGCAATGGAAGAGATGATTTACATATACTGGGATGACTTCCCATCGGTTGTAACCGAATAACGGGCCTTGGGGTACGGGCATAAAAAAGTCCCCAACGCTTTCCCGCATATACCACTATACGATTGTGCCAACGCACCACATTGAGGACTTATTCCTTGAATCGGTGTGTTGGCTTTTTGTATAGTGGTATAACAAATTTATAATAAAAAATCGGGAAAGTATATGCGTAAATCAGAGCTTTTTGCACAAATACTCGAATGTGTTGCATTTGAAACTGAAATAGCTAAGGAACAAATCCTTTCGAAGGATAAATTTCAAGATGTGGTCGATGCGCGCTACATGCTCGTACACTTCTGCCATAAAAACGGCATGTACACCACCGACATCGCCCGGATGATGCGGTTCTCCCGACGCGCCATAGAGAAGATGGTCGCCGGGTTCGATGAACGCAAGCGATACAGCCACCCTATATTCGAAATACAGTGCGAACTTATTGCGAAGAAGTTGCCTCCCATCTGCGCCCCAATGAATTGATATGCCTGCCGCCCGCAGCCACCTTTGCAATGTTGCAACAGGTGAACGCCCGGCCTTGACAGGGGCGGCAATCATTCAATAATTATTAAAAATGGGTTCGGATAAAACTTATATTTTCGATGGAGGCGGCTCGGGTGGCGGCCTTGACATCGCGGCTCTCGTCTCGTCAATGATGGGCAACAAGGGCATGGATCCCAACCTCGTAGCGGCACTCATGAACGGTAACAACAACCGTGGTGCATGGGGCGGTGACGGGTGCTGGTGGATCTGGATCATCCTGCTGTTCTTCTGCTGGGGCGGCTTTGGTGGCAACGGCTTCGGCGGTAACAACGCCAATGGCCTTCCTGCGCAGCTCAACGGTGACGCCGGACGGGAACTTCTTATGAACGCAATCCAAGGGAACGGCGCAGCCATCAATCAGCTGGCATCGTTGCTCAACTGCTCTACGCAGCAGATTCAGAACACGCTGTGCAACATCCAGGGCACCCTCGGCATGTCAAGCCAGCAGATCATCAACGCTGTACAGTCGATGGGATGCCAAATCGGCAACCAGATCGCCGCGTGCTGCTGCGATATGAAGCAGGCCATCAATGGCGTCAATGTGGGCATGGAGCGCGGATTCAGTAGCGTTGCCTATGAAACACAACGTCAGACCTGTGATTTACAAAACACAATTCGCGAAACTTCTCAAAGCGGGACTACAGCGATAATTTCCAAACTGGATCAAATGCAGGCAGCTGCATTGCAGGATAAAATTGATGCCCTGCGCGAAAAGAACAGCACGCTGACCACGCAGCTCAACCTCGAACACCAAAACGCCTACATGGCCGGTGTTGTAGGACAGGCTGTAGCACCCGTGAACGCCGCTGTAGCGGCTTTGCAGAATGACGTGAATAGCATCAAGTGCAAGCTGCCCGAAACGGCTACCGTGCCCTATTCGCCTATTGTCGGTGTGCCTACGTGTATTGCCGCACAATATGGTCTCGGATATGGTGCAGGGTTTGGCTTTGGGGGGAGCGGCGGATTTTGGGGATAATGCTATTATTCGCCGATAGGTGAAATGTTCTTTGACTTACTGATAAGAGGCTTCCCAATCCGAAAGCCAGCGCCAATGAAATCCTTTCAATGTGCGAGTTGGTTTTCGAATGCATTCATATATTCCTCCGATGTGAAATCCGTGTAATTGATGGGCTTCGGATGCTGTTTTATATTTTGCAACCAATATTCCATTTTTAATCTGGACAATTGGCTTTCTGTTTTTCTTGTTGGGTATTCTTCGTGCTTTTGCTGCACACTCTCTTGTGACAGGGTTAAGCATGTTCATTGAACGAGTACACCAACGAAGATTACGTGCCACATTGTTCGTCCGGTTCCCATCTATATGGTCTACATATGCATAGTTATTAGGATTGGGGATGAACGCTTTAGCAACAAGCCTATGGACTAATTCAGTCTTATCTACTCCGTGTAGGGATGTAAGTCTAACTCTCAAATATCCTCCCCGATTTGGGCGAGGAGTTAATATGCGAGGTTTAGTCGTCCAACTATTGTTATTACCTCCGCTCACGCGATGGGATAGCGATGAAACCCTACCATAATCAGATACCGCGAAATAGCCGAGCGTACCATCAATAATACGCCATTCTTCTCCTTCGAGAGCAACACTCTCTATGAATTCCCGATTTGTCATTGCCAAACAATTTAGTGGTGCCAAACGAGAAAAAGAGGGAAGGACGTTTGGCAAGCCCTTATCAGTTGGTCATGACTCCAACCTATCCCGATGTAAAATTAGTTATAATAACTTAAAATACAAAAATATGGCAGTATTCCCATTTCAGTATGTTAACCGCAGAGGCATACCGGTACTAAAAACTACAGGCGTGACAGTGGAGACCACAGGGGTTGTGTTTTCCTTTCCCAACCACGCATTTGCAAATTCGTGGTACCGGGGACTCGTGCTGGTTGAGTTGGTACAGGAAATCCCTGCCGGCACAACGGGAACACTTCCCGTGCTGTTTGAAACCAACGGGCAAAATAAGAATCTGACGACGTACAACGGAGCAAATGTTACAGTATCGGATATTCCGGGGTCAGGGGTATACCAGATATGGTATGACAAGCAGACCGATACTTTGCAATTGATGACCGGTGCCGTCTGAATTAAAAAAACAATTAACCGAAAGACGGGGAGGAGGGCTCCTTCTCCCCTATCTTTCACAAATCATTAACCAAGATGTTTCAGAACTTGAGAAAAGGCTCCTTAGTCTACGTTTTCGACAACAGGGAACAGCCTAAGTTTTATACAGCCAACGTAAAAGACGTATCGGCACCGTATTTCCCGCCCCAAAAGCCCGGGCAATTCTCGCCGATGCCGCAATTCATCAACATCTCGATAGAGGGCAACGAGCCCTGGGGCGTCCCTATGCAAGCGGACATCGTTTCAAAAGACGGACTTACCGTAGCGACGACACGGGAAGTGTTGAAGCCGACCATCATGGAGGCACAGCAGGCAAGCCGTGACATCGTGGAATCATTCGACAGGCACAAAGCCAACCTGAAGGTCTACGATGAGATCCTGATGCAGCTCGATCCCGAAGCTGCGCGTTCAAAAGAGCTCGAAGCCGAAAACAGGGAGTTGCGGAAGATGCTCGCTGACATGAACGAACGGCTGAGCCAGATACCGACGGCGGAAGAACTGAGGAGCCTTGTCAAGTCTGAACCACCTGCAAAAACAAAGTAACTATGGGTTGGAGAATCATAGGTGAAGGCCGTGGCGGCTTCGGCGGCCACGAAGAGGAGATGGAGCGAGAGCTCCGACGCGCCTACGAAGAAGGCTTTGAAGAAGGCCGGCGTGAAGGCCGTGGCGGATACGGTGAGCGTGGCGGCTACGGACAAGGTGGCGGCTACGGCGAACGTGGCGAGTATGACCGCGGCGGG